TTTCTTTGCCCAACGCGGGCTTCACGTACCTCTCGAAGACATCTCGCTGGCGGAGGACCCCCTTGTCCGGTAACCTTTCCCGTAACCGTGTGACGAACATCTGTGCGACCTCGGACCCAATGGCCAGGTATCTCTGCCGGGCCCTGATGATCAGCTTCTCCAGATTCTCGTCGTCGCCGCCGTGTGGCTCGAAGTTGTGCCACCGGCTCTCCATGTTGCGGTGGCAGGTGTCCAAGAGGCACCAAGGCTGGGAGGTCTGGGCGTATTCCTTTATCAAGCCCGCCAAGAATGCCGGGGCCTTCTTCAGGGCCTGCTCGACGCGCTGGGCCTCCAGCAAGACCTCGGCCGCTGATGCCACCAGCGCCCAGCGGGCCTGGAGTTGCGGCTCCGCGTCACACCAGAACCGCTTCGCCCGCGATTCAGCCAGCGTCAAGACCTCTCCGTCCGTCGCATCCAGCAGGCGCATCTCCGCATGCCGAAGCAGCGCCCGCTCGATGGCCGGGAACGTCTCCAGATCCCCAATCGCCTTCGGGTCGAAGTCCTCCGAATCAAGCGTAAACTCCCGCTCCACCCGCCGGGCAGCCGCCACGTAACTTTCCCGTGTGTCCCGTCGCAGACGCCACGCCTTAGCCAAGGCCACGCAGGCCTCCCGCCCGGCCGCCGTGGACGCGACTGCCGCCGAGGCCAACCGCGATGGCACGGCCTGCCCCAGCCCGACAACCATGTCTGTCAGGAGAACGTGCCGCGCCAGGCGCAGGCGGATGTCGTCCAAGGCCGCATCCTCGGGCGCGGTGAAGTCGAGCTCCTTACCCAGAAGCTCCCTCAGTTCTCCACCCGCCTCTTTCTTGTTGATCTCCTCGTCGTGCTCGTCGCCCGCCAGAAACGCCAGGGCGATCTCCTGCGGATTGCCCGTGCCAAAGATGAGCGTCAGCACGCCCTTGGACACCTCGCCGCCCTTCGCGGCCAGAGCGTCGAGGTCGGCCAATGTCAGTCTGCCCGCCTCGGCCTGCTTTTCCACCTCGGCGGCGGCCTCATCGCCCAGAACCCCCCGTAGCGTGTTGCGGGCCACGACCGCCAGCCGCGTATTGCGGGCCGGCGGCTGCTGGCCCGGCTGCATGACCACCCCCGCCGCCTCCAGTTCGATGAGGGCATGGTGGGTCTGGTTCTGGGCCAGGGGCACGTAGACCACCAGCCGCGGCGGCTCTTCGCTTTCCATGAGCTGCTGCTGGTCGATTCGCCAGCGCAGGTCGAAGAAACTGCCCTCGTATCGCATCACCATCGTATTCGGCAGTTCCAGCGCCCCGGCCGCTTCTGCATACACGCCGTCCGGGTCGTACCAGACGACCAGGCCGTGGTCCTCGACCTGCTTGGCGACCAAGTCATGCACATGTTTTGTAACAAGGGCCACGGACGCCATTCTACTCTTCCTTGCTCATGTGAAGGATTCGCCGCAATTCTTCTCCCAACAGAGCCTTACGCTGTCTGACAAACTTCCTGAAGTTGGAGAACGACAGGTCTGCATCGGGAATGAAATGCCGGCTGATATAGCTCGCCCTTGCCTGGGGCGACTTGCATGTGTTCTTAAGCCACTCGGCAAAGTCCGTGTCGCTCTTTTCCTGGTTCGGGACGCCCTCCAGGAGTTGCAGGTTCGGCAAGAGGTCCACGTTCTCCAGATAGAAATCGATGTCGGCGTCCCGAATGCCTCTCTGCCGCAACTTCGGCTTCGTGAACTTGCTTCGCGGATGGATGTGGTCGATGTGGAATCTGTTTCGGAAATCCAACGCCGGATAAACCAGGGCGAGAACTGAAAACGTGTATCCCTTTCCGTATTCGTGTCGGAGGAGGTTTTCCACATCATCTTCCGTGCAGGCCAGCGACTTGGGCGTTCCCTTGAACTTGTCAACGATGGCCTGGTGAGGAAAGCCGTCTCGGGCGCTGCGCAGTATTTCCCTGACCGGCCGAAGCACTGTATCGGGAGAGCCGCCGAACACCCGTCTCACGAGAGACAGGATAAGCCAGCGACGGATTGCCTCGCGGTCCTCTGTGTATCTGGCCGACGTGTCGAAGTTCTTGGGCAGACCCCGCGCCTTCAGGTAGTAGGCTATCGGGATGATGGGGTAGTTCGCGGTCAGCGTGTCGCGGCTGTAGCCGAAGCCTGCGACCAGTCGGACAGCCCCGCGCAGGGCGTCTTCAATCTGATCCCATTGCTCCTCGATCTTCAGCATATTAGCCTTGTTGAAGTTGTCCACCTTGAAGGCGATGTCAGTGAAGTCCGCCAGGACAAGGCTGCTCTTGAGGACCAGGTCCTTGTTGAAGTTGAAGCCGTCTCCCACACTATTGAGCTCGTCAACAAACGACGTAATCTCCTCACGTGCGTCCCGCTTCTGCCACTGAGCTGTGGCAATGGAGAGCAGCAGGTCCGAGTAACTGAGGATCGTCCCGCCGCTATTGACGCGGATGAAGATATTAAGAACCTTGTCGAGGCTCTCGTCTTTCTCCAGGAAGTAGTTGATCACCCTTGCCTCATGAACCACAGACCAGAGCTTGAAGAGCGTCTTGTTTGCAAACTTCGCCTGTTTCGGCGGTCGTTGCATCAAGTCATGCTCGATGAGGTAGCCGTTCACTTCGTACTGTTCTTTCAGGTTCAGGGCGTCCCCGACTTTGAACCAGAACGCACCATCACCACCTGCACGCGCCTCCTCGTCCGTCAGGAAGGCGAAGTCGTAGACCATGTCGGTCTCGTCACCGTTCTTCTTGGGGCCAAGCAGGTTGAGGTAGAGCCGCCGAATCGGGAAGGCCTGCGGATTGTCCCATCGCTTTCTCGGCTCCTTGTAGGCATAGGTGCCGCGCAGGCCGATATACAGAGACGTAAGACGTTGCTGCCCGTCCAGAATGCCCGTGATATCATCCTCACCGCTGACATCGGCCTTCGGGTTGTGGCGGCTGTTGCGCTCGTGGTAGTCTCTCACGAACTCGTAGAACTGGTAGCCGCCGACGTTCTTCTTCTCCACGTGCCAGAACAGAAACGAGCCGATGGGGTAGTCGCGCATCAGGGAATCGAACAGACGAGTGATCTGGTCGACTTCCCACACGACCTCCCGTTGTATCGCCGGGAGCAGGTACTTCTTGGCATGGACATGCTCTACGGCCTCTTTCACAGTTATGGGCGTCTGAAAGGACATTTGCCGTCTCCATGAATGTTCGCCGTGTCTGTCGCGGGCCACGGTTCGGCCCTCACGTCTCGGCAACCCGAGGCCGGGGAGCATTCTCTGGCTTCCCAACCTTTCTCATTCGGCCTCATCATCGGCGTATTCCTCTTCGGCTTCCTGCTGGTCCTCGTCCGGGGCCTCGTCGGCTGCGGCAGCCCGCTTCGGCTTCGGGGGAGGCGCCTCGCACAGGTCTTCCAGGCCGTGGGCGATGGCTACCGAACGGTCGTGTTTGCACAACTCCTTCACCCGCTCCGGCCAGAGCCGATAGGCGATGTGCGACCAGTCGTACTTGCCCTCCTGGAGGGCCTCCCAGTATTTCTTGGCCTCCTTCCAGGGCACCAGTTCCCACAGCGGGGCGATGTTGAGAATCACGCCGTCGTTCAGGTTCGGTGCGATGTGCAGGTCGGCCGCCCGGCGGAGCTTGTCTCGGAAGTCTTGCAGCTCCGTGACGAACTGCTCCTGACGGTCGATGTCCCTCTCCAGCCCCTTGGCCTCGCGGCCGGACTTGCCCGCCGCCTCCCATCGGGCGCGAAGCGTGTTCAGCCTGTCCTCCTCCAGGCGAATCTTCGGCTCGACGTAATTCAACAGCGCTTTGAACAGAATGTCCTTGTCCAGACGGTGATAGTAGAGCCACAGGCCGTAATTGCCCTTGGCCGAGCGGAGATGCCAGTAGATGGGGGCCTTGCGGCGGCTCTTGGAATAGCACTTGACGTGATCCATCCAGAAGCCCCCGCTTCCGGACTTGCGGAAGTAATCGCGCAGTTCCCGCACGCCCAGGATTTCGCAGGCCTCCTTCTCGATGGCCTCGGCCCGGTCCTTCCAAATGACCTCCAGCACCTCGCGGACGCGGCGGACGATGTCGTCGGGGTGCTCGGGGTCGTCCACCAGGATGCCGTCCCAGTCGATGCGGATAGGGTAGTCGGGCGGCACGTCCTCGGGCTTTGCCGGCAGGCCGTCCGCGCCTTGGAGCATCCCCGCCGGGCAGACGGGAAGCGGGTCAAACGGGTCCGGCAACGGCGGCGGCTGACACTTGCCTGCTGCAAAGCGGATGTCCCAACGACCGCATGCGCAACCAATGCCATAGGACAAGAGCCCCGCAACAAGAGCCGGCCTGTTGCTTGCTACGATCTCCGCGTCCGCGTCACTCCCAGTCTCCTCCGTCGCAGTTCCGGCACGCTGGATGCTGAGTTCATGTTCAATGCTCTGCGCCTCTTCTTCGATCCCGTACAAAGCGTATACGAATTGCTCTGTCTGAGATCGGATATCGGAAAGGCGCTGAAGCAAGCCCTGAACCGTTTGCTGCCAGGCGCCCACTATCTCCTCCAAGCTGTTCCCCGAAAACGCCAACAACGCTGGGAGGACAAAACAATGCTTGGTCTCACCCCAAGTGTCCAGATCCCTAGCTAAATCAAAACACAACCTTCCGTAACCCGAGAGACGCCTCCGATTCTCCGCACTGAATTCAGGTATCGGCGTTCGTTGGATAACCCCCACCTCCCAGTGCCGATGGGACGTAATCAACTTAACTAGATATTCGAATGCGCTGCTATTGGTCAAAGCTAGCAGCGTAAACGCATCCCCTTCTTTCTTGGGAAATATCGCCTGACCGACGTGCGAAATAACGCAATCGCGCGGCAAAACACGCGTATTAAAACCTTTAGTGTTCCGATTCGGATATGTAAGTCCAGGCCGGTAGAAATTCTTCATCCCTCGGAAACGTGCTTTTTCTCTCCCATGTTCGTCGACTAGAGTGCGCAACGTCTCACCCTCGTTGGCCCATTCGACAAGAGTATCAATGTCGCTGTAGAATGGGGAGTAATCGCCCCCCTTCGCGAGCGGAACCCATTGCTTGCCCCTGCCGTTCTGAGCAGCCCCAACTTCCCAGGACAATCTAACAAATCGGAAATCGTCGCAAGTGGTGATGCCTCTAGCCACCTCGGCGAATGCTGGATGCAAGGGTGTGCACCGTAGGTACTGCCTCCGGATAGAAGTGCTGACCCAATAGCAGAAGGGTGTATTGGGCACCGCCTGGAACGATTCGGGCATAACAGCAAACACGTCAGCAGCGACGCCTTCCTGCCTGAGTTCGGCGACCTTCTCTGCGAGCCCGAGGGCTTTGTCCTCGCGATGCAGGAGCCGGATGAAGAGGCTTGGTGTTGAACTCATGGCGCAGCCTCCACACAGTAAGCGGCAGTCTCAACCATTGCGGTATCTAGAACGCCGTGCCCCAGGTCAGCGAAAACCATCGGGTTTGCCGCTTGGAGCAAGACTTCCTCGCGCCATCTGGTGAAGGAGGAAAGGAACAGCCCCGTGCGCGACGTGATGGCCCCGAGCAATCCCCGGCCCTCGAGCAGGTTCAGACCGCGTTCGACGAAAGCGGCGTACATTTCGTTCTTGGTCCGCGGGTATGCCTCATCAATGGAAGGCTTTGACATCTTGCCTGCCTCGCCGAAAGGCGGGTTCATGAGGACCACGTCATAACGTTTGCAGCATAGATCGACGAAGGCGAACCCTCGATCGGCATCTTCGGCGAAGAGGCGGCGGCGGAACCCACGGCCGTTCTCGGCTTGAGTGGCGTATCGGCGAAGAGCCTCGACGATCTCCTCCTCGACCCTGTCCAGGAATGCCTCGTCCGAAAGGTCGGCGAAGTCCAGGAGGTTGGGCTGGTCGCGCTTGACCATATCCGGGAAGAGGTGCCCCCTGGCCTTTACCTGGTGCTTCTTCCACACGATGTATTCGGCCTTGGTGCTTTGGGCGGCCTGCCTGATCTCCTCTTCGATCTTGAGGAGCGACCCCGCCTCACCGGCCAGCTTCATCTTTTCGAAGATGGTCTCGACCAACTGGCCGAGCACGCGCGGTTGGAGCGTGGCCGTGAACTCCTTGAGCAGGTCGGTTTCGCCCGGCATGGGTTCGGCACAGACGATGTTGGAACGGGTTATCCTTTTTGGGCGCTGCCCGTTCTGGATGCCTGGTTCCTGGTATGCCCGCTGGCAGCGCAGCCACAGAGCCAGGGCCGCAATTTGCGTGGCCCGCAGGTCAATATCGATGCCGTGGAGGTTGTGCGTTAGGATGAGTCTCGGCACCGCGCGGCGCAGGTCGGCAAGCGATGGGTATTCCTTCCGCAGTGCCGCCCCGTGGTCCAGGTCGTCGTATGCTTCCTCGTAGATGACCTGCAAGAGGCCGAAGGAGTAAAGCAGGAAATGCCCGCTCCCGCAGGCCGGGTCGAGAATCTTTATCTTCCGTGGGTCTTTCTTCGGCCGATGCGGGATATAGACCGGCTGCTTGAGCAGTTCTTCCTGCGAGAGGTCGTCGCGGGCCTCTTTGGCCTCCGGGGGCGGCTCCTGGCCCTCGGCGAGGAAGACTTCTGTCGGCCGGCGGACGAGGTAGCGACAGCGGTCCTTCAGGGAGGTCTGGCCCTTTCGCATATCGTACCAGATGCGGCCGAGCGTGTTGTCGGTGAGGAACTCGACCACGTATCGGGGCGTGTAGAACTGGTTGCGGAAGGCGAGCTCGTAAGAATTGCGGGGGGCCTGGCTTTCCTTTCGGGCCTTGTCGCGCAGTTCCTTGGGGGTGAAGTACTGGTAAACCCAACCGATGGTCTCGTCCTCGGTCCAGATGCCGGCGAGGTCGTCGCCGTTGACGAGGCCGAGCACCTCGTCCAGGACGCGCTGGGGCGGGTAGAGGCTGTTGGCGGGGTCGTTAGGATTGAACAGGACACCGATTTCCTCGGAGAGGGTCCCGCCGAGCCAGTCGAGGAAGTTCCGGTAGGCGGCGTCCTGCTGGCCGGTCTTGTGGAGTTTTTCGTGTTCCGGGTGATCGGCCAGGTAGAAGAAGAAGCCCTGGGACTTCAGGCCCCGGCTTACGGCCTCGCGCATGAGGCCGCGGGCCTCCATCATCTTGTAGGCGCAGAGGCGGTTGAGGTGCGTGAAGGCGATTTCGCGGACGAGCTGCTCCAGGGCCTCGCGGGGCTTGAGGCCGACGGCCTTGATGTGCTCCAGGTGGTCAAGCAGGTACCGGCGAAGGGCGCGGTCCTCGTCGGTCAGGTGCCCCATGCGGGCGTCGTCCTCGACGTGGACCTCGTCCTTCCTGCCCGCGGCATAGATGCCGAAGCGGCCCTGGAGGGCCTGGGCGGTGGCGTCCTCCAGTAGCCTGCGGCACTGGGTGACGACGTTGCGCAGTCTGTTGCGGACGGCCTGGTCCATGTATCACTCCACCACGATCTTGACGCCCTCGTCGAGCAGTTTGAGCAGATGGTCCTGGAGTCGGGCCACGGCCTGTTTGACCTGGTCCGGCGACTCGAAGGAACCGGAGAGGAAGTCGGCCACGCGGACCCGCTTGATCTTGACGTCGGGCGGCGTGGTCAGGCGCTGGATTTCAGAGACGACCTTGGCGAACAGGCCGCCGAGGGCCTCGAGGTCGGACTCCATCTGGTTGACGCTGGCGCGGCAGGCGGCGCAGGCGAGGCCCGTTTCCGGGAAATCGTCGTCGGCGCAGCCACGCGACGACAGGGGATAGAGCACCGGCTCCCGCATGGATTCAGGCACCTGCTGCCACTCCGGGCGGCCTTTGATCTTGTCGATGGCCTCCTGGTACTGCGCCGCGCGGTCGGCGTGGGCTTTTTCGTAGAGAGCGCGGTATGCGGCCACGACCTCCTTTGTCGCCGACTCGATCTCGGCCATAGACTCAAAAAACGTCTCGGACTGGATGAGGTCCTGGACGTGCTTGCCCTTGGCCGCGAGGTCCGCCTGTCCATGCGATTCGAGTTGGAAACGCATCTCGCCGGCGGCAAGACGCACCAACCGTAGTATGCCCAAGCCTTTCTCGTTGAGGGCCTCGGTGATTTTCCGAATGCGGTCGCGCCCTTCCTTCAGCGAGACCGCGCCGCCGGCGAGGATGCTCACGCAGTCATCGGCCGAGCCCGTGATGATGCTCTCCAACTCCTCCCGGTAGGCTTCCACGGGGGAGATAATCGGCAGCCCGTGCGCCCGAACCTGGGCCTCCACCGGCAGGACCTGCTTGAGTTCCTCTTCGGCGAAGGTCTTTGCAGCGGCGGCGATGGCGTTCTTCTCCACCTCCGCGGTCTTGCCGGTCAGTCCCTCGTAGCACTGGACGGCCTGCGTCAGCGTCTTGAGGTCGATGGGTTTGACCGGCGTGAAGCGGGCGGACTTGAACTTGGTGTTGTTGACGAACGGCTCGCGGCTGCGCGGGTCGGTGAAGGAGTCGAACTTCTGGCCGCCGAAGGAGACCTCGATCACCCCGGCGCGGAACAGCACAGCCAGGACGAGACGGAGCATGTCGCGCTCCCATCCGTAGGGGGCGTGATTGAAGCGCTGCTCAAGGGATCTGCCGAGGCAGCCATCGAGATTGCCGTACTCGCTCTGGCTGGCCAGGTAGTCGCGGACTTCCTTGGCGACGTCGGCGGCGGTATTCGGGATGTGCTTGGTGCCCTCCTTAGTAACCAGGGCAAGGCCGCGGTCGCCGGCATAGAAGACCTGCGGGAGAGCGGTCAGGTCCGCCGCCTTCAAGAAGAGGTCGGGTTCATCGCCCCTCAAGGGCCGCGAACCCATCTCCAGTTTGGGGTAGAGGTCCGGCACGACCTGGTCCAGCAACTTGCGGATGATCTCGGTGAGGGTTCTGCCCAGTGACGCGGCGTCGCGGGCCACGCCGCGGAACATCCCCGTTCCCTTCTGCAGCGCCTCGATGAACTTGGCCTGTAGGCGCGATTCAAAGCCCATGACGGCGTTCTTTTCGTCCTGGAGGCAGGTGGCCTCCTCGTGCGTGATCTTACTCTGCGCCCGCAGCTGGTCGTATTTTTCGACCATCCTTCTGGAGGCGTAAAGTTGGGCCACAAGCTCGTCGATTTCGCCGGTCAGGCTGGACGCCCAGTACAGGTCATTCTCGTGAGCCTTCTGGCGGCTCTCGTCCCTTGCCTCGTTGACGCGCTTGGGCAAGTCCGCGTCGTCCTCGGCGATGGCCAGGGACAGCATGATGTCGCCCTCGTCGGCGACAGTCGTGCCATCCACGCTGATACCGACCCGGAACGTGCGACAGTCCTTGTGGCGATAGGTGCGCAGAGACGGCTCGCTGAACATTTCGCGCAGGGCTTGTCGGACGATCTCGTTGCGGTCACGCGGCTTGGGGTCGTGGGCCTTCTTCTCGGTCTCCCAGTTCTTTTCCTGCGCCGTTTGCAGCTTCCATCCATCCTCGGTGTCACGGATGAACTGTGCCTCATACAGCTTCTTGAGGGCCGCCCGGACTTGAGACAGGGGCGCGGGATCACCGACCTTGTCCACCAGAAAGGCCGCGATGTTGACCTCCGTGCGGGGAAGGTCGCGCACGAACTCCAGAAGGCATATCACCTTGGCGACACGCAGCGCCCAGTTCCGGGCGTCCGGGTCAGCCTTGAACCGCTCGCCTATCTCATGGATGTCGGTCCACCGCTCGCTTGAAAGATTGCCGTGGACAAGTTCGTACACGCGATCCAGTGTGACCAGGGTGCCCACGCGGGCTTTGGCATTGGCGAGGTCCGTCCGCGACACCAGCATCTCATAGGCCTGCTTGATAATAGTGCGGTTGCTCCCGCCGAGATGTCGCGCAGCCCCTGGTTGAAGCCGGATGCCCGACATGATGCTGATGCACAGGTCCATGTAGTGCGGCGGATACGGGTAGAACTGAACGAAGTCCTCCTCGCTCAGGTGGGTCTGGCGAGAGGTGCGCTCGAGGCGCAAGGCCGCATTCAATGAACCCTGATTCTCGGCGTAGAGCCGCTTCAGCAGCGATACGGCCGAGTCCTTCTTGGCCAGGACTCTCCTGGTCGCCACCTCGCGGATGTCGGAAGGTGCAAGGTCGACGCGGTGGCGGAACCGATCTTGCAGCTTGGCGAGTTCAACGCGTTTGGAATCGATGGCGGCAACCACCTCATCCAGCTTCTCCTGGGAAGTTACGACGATCCAGCAAGGCGCAGGGATTTTCCTGGCCTTGAGAAGGTTTCGGCCAACCTTGCCGAATTCCTCTACCGTTGCCCGAAGATCCTCGATCTTGTCCCCGCTCCGTGCCACGTGTTGACCGACCTCGTCAATCACCAAGACGAAAGCATTCCCCGGACGACGGCGCCCAAAGAGTTCAAACGTGCGATGGACGACCTTGCTAACCGTGATGCTCGCGTCGCGGTTGCGCTGGGTGCGCGCCCATGAATCTGCAGCGGGGTAAAGTGCAGGATCAAGGGCGTGCAAAACGGCGCTCGCCCTTGAAAGTCGCTGAGCGCCCTTGCGCACGATCCGCCAGTCCTGTTTGTGGGTCTCCTTGCACTTGGCGACGAACTGATCGAGCTTGCCTTCCGCCTCCAGTTCGATCTCCAACTCGGCGATGTCGAAGTCTTCCGCGTAGTCGAGTTCTCTCAGGACGACAGCGTAGATAAACTCCGCAATCCGCTGCGTAACACGCCGGGTATCTTGCTCCTTCGCAATGTCGAACAGGATGACCTCGGTTGGGTATTGAGCGTTGATGAGGTCGAGCAGGTTGCGCACCTGCGGATGGTCGACTTGCTGCTTGAAGAGGTCGGCGAAGTTCCTGCCAAGAACCTTTCGGTTTTGCAGGGCGTATCCGAAGTTCTTAGCAAAGGAGCTCTTGCCCGAGCCGAAGAAGCCGGATACCCATACGCCCACGCTCTCATGTGGCTCGGCGGGTGCGTCAGCCACCGCCCTGAGGAGAGTGGCATACTGGTCGCGGATGCTGTCCGTAGCCACGTACTCCGTGATTTCCGAGTACACGGACTGCTCGTCACCTTGGTCGACCTGGATGATCTCCTCGATCTTCCGGCTCAAGTCACGCGTAAGCAAGTCGCCAATGGTCTGCATGTGTTGTCCTCTGGCTTATCCGTAAATCTTGACCCGGTAGTTTCCCAATGCGTCCCGGTCCTTGAGCGCCATGAACCTGAGTCCGGTCGTGCCTTCGATGGAACCGGGATAGAAAAGAATCGTGGTAACCCTCGTCTTGCCTTGCATCTCGTCCAAGAGCTTCGACATGTGGTAGATGCCCGGGGCCATGGCAGCGGCCCTCGTCAGAAACGCGATGTCGGCAACCCCCGGAAGTTGCTGAAGGTGATCGGCCACGAGCCGAGCCAAGGGACGCCAATCTTGGTCTGAGAGGTAGGTTGTCACCTGCTCCTGAGCTGCGACAAAACCCCGTTCCTTCTCCAAATCGACGACCGGGCCGATGCCCTCCGACTCGTCGATGGCCTTCCACAAGAAGGCCGACATGGAGATGACGGATACCTTGCTTCCACTCTCTTCCAGCCGCGTGGCCAACAGTCTCGCTTCTCTGCGCAGGGTCCATTCTTCTCCCGGGGCGTAGCGGAAAATGGCAAACGGAAGATCGTGATAAGCGCTTACCCGGGGCGGATCGGCCTTCAGGTCTTCTTCGAGTAGTTCAATTCGCTGCGCGAGCGAGGACATCCGCATACTCCTCTAACGTGGGTGCAGGGAAGGTTAGACGGGTGACACTCCCCGCAGCGTGGTACTCAAGCAGGCCGTGCTGATGTGCATCGACCATGAATCGCTCGACACCCTCCCGGCGGAGGAAAAACAGCTTCCAGTCCGCCATCTCCAAGAGCTTCGCTCCCGATGCCTGTTTCTGCTTGAGGTAGAAGGCAATGTAGGAGAAGGCCTGCAGCGAAAGATAAGCGGGAGCTATGCACTTGTTGACCGCCCCCTGCAGCACGCCGAAATCACGAAGTGCCGACAACAGCCCTTGAACAACGCGCCGAAGAGTGCAATCGTTCCAAATACTTGTGGTCTTGCCTGCGCTGACCCATTGCCGCAGCGTTCGATGCACTTCGGCGACGCTCACCTGGGTTACGCCCCGTGCCCACTGCGGAACGAGGATTTCCAAGACGACATCGCGTAACAGGGAGTCCGCTCGCGCGGCATGAAAGTACAGTATCCTATCCATACTATTCCCATTGCAGCGGTTGCTGACGAGGCGTGCAAGGGCTTTGGCCACTGATTCCTCGCCGAGATACCGTTGTCGGAATATGGCCAGAATGTCCTCGGCTCGGGAACGGGAGGTTTTCCCCAGGAGATTCCGGCGGCGTATCTGACGAAGGTTATCGGTCACGGACTGCCCAGGATCCCAACAGGACAGCAGCGCCTTCGTGTCAGGAAGGAGCGCTCCTGCCTTGATGATCTTGGTGGTGTAAGGCGACGGATGGCGACCCACCGTGGCCCGCACACGTCTATTTGGCCCGTCGTTTTGCATTACCTTTTGTTCCCATGGTCGAGTCCTCGCCTGCTCCGCCAGCACGAACCCATTCGTCGACCTCTGAGAGCTTGAAACGGAAAAGGCGTCCCACCCTGTGGGCAGGTAATGCCTTCTTGTCGACCCACCTGTATACCGAGTCTTTGTTTACGCCGAGGTGGGTGGCCACTTCCTCGACGCTGACCCACCGTTCTTCAGCGGTCATTCTGGTCCTTCCTCGCTGGGCAACGGCCCGGAAAGCGGACCTAAACCAATGAAAGCCCACCAAAACATACGAAGTCCAACAGGATTTGCAAGAGAGAAATGGGCCAGAGCAGCGGCCCCATGCCGGCGCTTGCGCGTGACGACGCTCTTGGTCAGGCAATCGGCCAGTGCGCCATTCCGAAAACGTGTCACGTTGACGGAGCGATGGTCGTGGCCCCAATGGCGGGGCAAGGTGAGGACAAGGACTGATGGTCCGCTCACAGGCCCACGAAAGAGCAACGGCGCGCCACGGCAGGGCTCCATCCGGCCCGCCGCACCTCGCAGATCAATCCTTCAAGGGCCGCCCAGTCGGGCATCACGCCCTCGGCTTGGTAGGCTTTGCGGGCCTCGCGGATGGCGGCGTGGAGGTCGGGCCATTCCTGAGACTCGTCCTCGGCCTCGAAGAGATGACCTATGGCGCGGAGGCAGCGGGGAAGGTCGGCACGTTGTCGGTGTCGCTGGTCGAGTTGGACAAGCTTACCCGCCCGCCGTCCAGCGCTGGATGACGCCCTTGTCGGTTGGGACGATCACGATGTTGACGCAGTGGCCGACCACGCCGACCATTTTGGACTCGTAGCCGAGGCGGCGGGCCTGGTCGAGGAAGACCTGGCACTCGCAGCGGGTCATCTCGGTGCGGTCGGCGTTGAAGCCGAAGTCGAAGCTCGTCGCCACGTCAAGCTTGACGGCCAACTCGGCCGAGATACGGCAGCAGCCGCAGCCGCAGTCGCCGTCGCCATAGTGGCCGTGCTTGCCCGCCCGCCCCGCGTAGCCGCAGTAGACCAGATCGCCAGGCACAACGAGGATGTGCTCCGTCGTCGGCACGGGCACCATGTCGTCGTCGAGTTGAATGAGGTGCGTGAAGCCTGCCGGCACGTCGCTACGGATGAAGTTGGCCAGGCTCTGCCGGCGGGCTGTGCAGATGTCGTATCGCGAGACAACCTTACGCACGGGATGGTTGCGGGCTACGGTTTCCAGCCATGCCTCCAGTTCCGGGTTCATCTGCTGTCGATGGCAGTGAACGTCGATGACGGGTTTCATCACGAAAGCTCCTCGCCCGTAAAGGCGTCAAACCACCAGGGCTGGCCCATGTTGTGAAACCCCTTCTGAAAGGCGACGCAGTGCCCGGCGTCGAAACGAAGGTTGCTGACGCCGCAAGGGTCGCCGTAAGCGGTGGTGTCCACGGTTTCGCCGCAGTGCTTGTGGCCGATCACCAGTTGCTGGTTGGTGTCGGCCGCGCCGAGCACCTCGCAGGCGATCCAGCCGTCGTCGGCTTCCGTTTCATCTATCTGCTCCTCATCGTCGCCGACGATCTTGTGCGGCTTGTCCTCGACTTCCTCGTCGGTGGACCGCAAGGCCGCGGGCGTGGAATCTTCCGACGTGACCGCTACGCACCTGTCGCTGTTGCCGGTCAGCTCGCAGATGCACCACTCGACGCCAGTATCGCCCGGCTCGCCAGTGCGCCAGAGGATCCTCGCGGAACCGGTCGCCATTGCCTTCAGGTTGGCCGCCACGCCGTCGGAGATGTCCGCCCATGTGTTTGGGTCGGTATCGGCAAAATTGACCTGGACGGGCACTGCGCCTTGAATCATGGCCCGGCCTACGGCGCCGCTGGCTATCGGCTCCAGCAACACGACAAACGCGCCCAGGTGGTCCGGGTCGGCCGGGGTGACGCACGACATCACCGGCCCGCGGGACATATCGGCCGTGTTGTCCTCGGGTGGGAAGACCGGTTCATCCAGGCCCAGGACCTCGAAGCGGTCGCGGTCGGAGCCGCTGTTGTTGCGGATGGTGAGAATCACGCCCGGTGGCGGCAGAGCCATTCCCGGCTGGCGCATCGCGTTCTGCCGATTGGCCAGGTGGTCACGGGCCACGTCGATCATCGTGTTGAACGTCGCGGCCGGGATGCGGAGCGGATCGCCAGGCTGGACCTTTTTCAGGGAGTCACCCATGATGGCTTGCCTCCAAGAACGGTCTGATCTCGCGCAGGAGAACTTCCAGGTCCGCCAGGGCGTCGGCCGCAAACTGGCGCAGTGGATCGTCGGCCTGGCCGCACAATTCCGCCATGAGCACGTGCCGACTCGCCCACTCGCAGCGGGCCGGCGTCAGCCGCAACTTGGCTCTGAGTTCTGCCGCGGTCATGTTGTCCCGATCCCCAAATCCGAGAAACTGCCTTCCTCGTAGACCTTCTCGATGTAGACGGCCAGGGGCTTCTTCACCAGGGCCTTGGCGGTCGCGTCCACGGCGTCCTCATACCGGACCCACAGGTATTCCCAGCCCTTCTTGGCGATGCCGGTGATGTCGCCAACCGTCAGGCCGGTCTTGTTCGGGCTGGCGGCGAAGCGGAAGGTGATTTCCCAGTCGCCCTTGCCCCGCTTGGAGCCGGAGGCGCCCAGGAACAGGCATTCGCCGATGGCAAAGCCCTTGAATGTGGCGTTGTTGGTCTTGCCGGTCAGTCCGAACAGCTTGCCCTTGTACGTCGCGGTCACGGTCGAATTGGCCAGGATGTGCGTCTCCGACCAGGTGTAGACCGGCACCGTGATGTCCACGCCCTCTACGCTGTCGGGCGTGGCGCCGATTGCCCCTTTGAAGTCAGGGGCCGTCTTGCCCGCCGGGGCGTAAGAGGCGACGTGTGCCAGGGCCTGCGTGATGTGCTGACTGCCGCCGCCGGTGTCGAAGCTGTAGTTCGACTCGCCGACTTCCAGTTCGCCTTCGTCGGCCCCGACGTACTGAACGATAGCATCCCAGGTGGTAGGCCCCGTTGGGTCAACCGTGATCTCGCCCCTGACCAGGTCGTTGTGCGTTGCTGGGGCGGTGGCGCGGACAGCCGTGATGGCTGCCAGCTCATCGTCGGTGTCCGTGACGATGTAGTGCAACTCCGTCGAGATCAAAGCCGGGTCGTGGGCGCCGGCCTCCTTCGTCGGACGGCTGAGATATTTTTCTACAGCGGTAGCCGTCATGAGTCGTTTCCTAGATAAAAACCGCGGCGCCGTTGGCCATGTAGCCGATCAGCTTCTTCGTGTTCTTGGCGGTGTCTTCCGTGGCCTTGGCCGTGCGGTCGGCGGCGGTTCCAGCGCCCATGCCAAACAGGGCCGAGGCGTTGAACGTGCCGGTCACCGAGGACTTGATCGCGTCGCTCAGCCCGGACGAGGCGCCCTGGATTTTCTGCCAGAGGTCGTTGTAGCCGCCGAAGACATCGTTGCCGGTCCTGCGAGGACCCCAGGCACCGGCCTCCTTGGCCTGGCGGGCCTCCTTCGCGGCGCCGCGGGCGCCTTGCCATTCCTTGCGCGCCGCGTCCAGGCCAGCTTCGGCGGCCTTGATCTTCGCGTCGTGTTCTTTCTGGAGCGCCTGCCGGCTGGCCTGCGTTTCGAAGGCAATCTTGCGGAGCGTGTCGTCGTAGTCCTTCGCCTCGGCAGTCCGTTCCGCCGCCCGCTGGTCCTCAATGGCCTTCTTGCGGGCCGCGGCCTCGGCATCGATACCTTTCTTCGTCGCCTCGTATGCCTGGTCGGCGGCGGCGTTGGCTGCTTCGGCGTCAAAGCTGTCATCCCACAGGCTCTTGAGCCAGTTCCATGCGTGGGTGATCTTGTTGCCCACCCAGTACCAGGCGGTGAGCACGCCATTGACAAAGCCGGTCCAGGTGTCGGCCAGGAACGCGGTGGTCTCGATCCACGCGACCTTGAGCCCGTAGCCGACCGTGCTGAAGATGCTCCGCAGACCGCCCCATGCCGTGGTAAACGTGTCCTTGACCCAGAGCATGGCGTCATTCCAGATCGCGGAAATCCAGGATACGCCCTTGGTCCACCACATCTTGAGCGTGGTCCACAGCACCTTGGCGGCCAGGCCGATCTCGCCCGCGGCCAGGGCGTCGGCGATGCCCTGATAGCTGTCCGACGCCTCACTCTGGAGCGTGGCGAACTTGCCGCCCAGCCAGTCCAGGGCCTTACCGCCTGCCCCTGTCTCGGCCAGGATCACGGCCCCGAGCGCCCCGATGGCGACAATCGCAACACCGATCGGGCTGGTCAGGAAGAGCAGAACGGCGCCAAGGGCCTTCATCGCCACAGCAGCGATGCCGAATACGAGCCCGAGCTTCTGGATCGCGACGCCCAGGACGGCTAGGCCCGTGCCGGCGGCGACTGCGACGGCCGCGACCTGAAAGACAGACACTACGAGGCCCTGGTTGGCCTTGAGCCAGTCGCGGACCATTGCCGCCGCGCGGCTGATACGGCCCGCGAAGTCTTGCAGGATCGGGATGATGGCCGAGCCGACGGCGCCCCAGGCGCTCTTCATGACCCGGCCCATGAGCGTCATGGCGTCGGAGAACTCCTTGGCCTGCTTGGCGGACTTGGTGGTCTTGATAATGCCGAAGTCCTTGGCCTCCCCGTGGAGCCTTTCGAACTGGTCCAGCATCGGAATCAACTCTGTGCCGGAACGGCCAAATACCGCCAGGGCCGCTGCGGCTTTCAGCGAGGGATCCCGAATGGCGCGAATGCGCGAGGCAATCAGGCCGAACTGCTCGATTGGCGCCTTGCCGACCAGGTCCGCGGCCGAGAGACCCAGATGGTCGAGCTTGCCGGTAGTGCCCTCGGCGGCGTCGGCGGCACCCATGATCGACTTCTGCATGATGCGGACGCCGCGCTCGACGCCCTCGAGCGAGCTACCCGTCTGGGCGGCCATGTAGTCCAGCTCCGACAGGGCCTCGACGGCGATCCCGGTCCGCTTGGACATATCCCAAAGCTGCGCACCCGAATCGGCAAAGCTCTTGGCCGCGGCGAGCATCGGGGCCGCAATTGACATTCCCAGGCCCGCCACCCCGAGACCCACGTTGCGGACGCCGGCGCCGAAAGCCTTGAGCCTGGCTTGGGCAGCCTTCAGCCCGGATGTGAGCTTGTCGCCCACTCCGAGTTCGATGTACGCTCTGCCGGCCTTGATTCCACTGGTGTCTGCCATGTCGCTATCTCACGCTGTTGGCCCAAAGGCCTGGGAACTTCGGAATTACCTTTACCATCGCCGGACCCATATACGGCCGGGGCTTGATGTTGATTCGACGCTTGCGCCGCCGATTTCGCCTGCCGCTTACCACGGTGGATGGGCCGCCATGCTCCAGGGCCTCGGGCGCGGCGCCGATCTTCTGGTTCAGTCGCATGGGGCCGACCACCACGGTCTTCCGGTCGGCGTCGTATCCGAAGAAGATGAACTTCTTCAACAGCCCCGTGTGCGAACTGGGCGGCTGGCCCGGCGCGGAGATGGCCTTGCGCTTGCGGATGCTCGACTTGGCCGCGGTGCGGATGAAGGCGCCGGCCTTGGACAGGATCTTGCGCGTGGCCGTATCGGCCGCCCGCTTCACTCGGTCGGTGTCGAAGAACATGTCCAGGCTGACGGTCTTTATGCGAAGCATGGCGGCCAAATCCGTCGCGACCCTTGCCGATCACAATTCACATTGACTGGACCAGCGGGGAGAGGTACTCTGCGTATGTCAGCCTAGCTCCCCCCCCGGCTAGGGCTGGCCACGGATCGGCGCGACTCCCCTTCGCGGCCGGTCCACTTTTTTGCGCTACTGCTGGTTTCTCGCCACCTCATTGCCGATGCCCGCGCGGATGAAGCAGGCCTGCGCCGTAGCCCACACCGCCGCCAGCAGCGCCACGCCGCCGATCTGCCCGTCGGCCCAGGCTGCCACCGCGCCAAGCAGACCGATGGCCGCGGTGATGTACGCCTTCTTGCCCTTGAGGAACTCTCGAACCTTGTTCATGGCAATCTCCTTATCGCGCTCGTCAAAGCCCCACCATAGCAGCCAGCACCGACAGCACGATCGGCGCCAGCCGCAGCAGGATCTCGTTCTTGAGGTCCTCGCGGACCTTGTTGTACTGGGCGACGTTCTCCCACCTGGCCGTATTGGCCTTCACCTTGGCGATGAAGGCGTCGTCGGAGAGCTTCGCGTCCAGTTCGGTTACGACGTCCAGGTCGCCGGCCATCAGGCGGCGCAGCATTTGCCACGCATCCTCCTGGGCCAACTCGAAGAATCGCGGGCCGTATTCGGCCAGCAGAGCCGTCGCGGCCGCTCGCTGCGATTCGGGAACCTTGGCCAAAAGGGCCTGGGCCTTGTCAGTCAATTCCAACATGGGTCAACTCCTTCCGTGTTTGGCAGTTCGCGGGGGCCATCCCCAGCAGCTTCAACAGCACTCAGCCACCCGCCTTGGTCGCCGGCGCCGCCGTCTTCTCTTCCGGCAGCTTCGGCCCCCAGGTCGCATCCTTCTTGGCCGACCAGACGAAGCACCGCCACTGCTTGAAGTTCTCGTCGAGGTAGACCTTCGTCCAGTGGGGCATGTTCGGGTCAACCCCGGCCCGCTGGGATG